TTTATTATTTTATTATTTTATTATTTTATTATTTTATTATTTTATTATTTTATTATTTTATTATTTTATTATTTTATTATTTTATTATTTTGTTATAATAATATAATATATGGCATTATTTAACATAATAGATAAAAATACAAAAAAGTTAAGAAATAATGGAACTAGAAAATTTAGAGCTCTTAGAAAAAGATTTTTAACAAGAAAATCTGTTAAAAAAATCGCGTCTTTAAGCCCTAGAACAAAACTTGTTACACAAATACAACGAACATACAGAAAAAAATTGAAATCACGAGAAGCATTAAAGAAAAAACTTAAAGACGCGCAAAAATGGGCTGAACGTGAAACCGCCGAAATTGAGAGAGCTAGCGCTATTGTTGCGTTTAATAAAGAACAATTGAAAAATAGAACAACGCTTGACGGGTCAAGTGTAAGAATGACGCGGGGTCATAAACAAAAATTAGAAGAAGAACTTAGGGATGCACAATGGGTAATAAATAGTCATAATAGGTATAATTATAGAGCACAAGCGCGCGAATTGGAGCAACAATTAAATAGAAGATAGAAAATAGACAGAGAACTTGTTATTTATTTTTATATTGCCATATTATATATGACAATATATAACTTTGTAAGAAATAAAACAAGAAAATTAGGCAATCTAGGCACTAGATTAGGCACTAGATTTGTAACTAGAAAAAAAAGAAACACATATAAACAAATGTTAGTGCCAAGTCCTAAAACGCAACTTATTACGCAAATTCAACAATCTTATAGAAAAAAGTTAAAAAAACAACTTGATATAGCAAACTTTCCAAAAAAGCGAGCTACGCGAAAAAGTATGAGTGCCTATAGAACTGCGTCAGCAAATCCAAATCTAGAAGAATGTCCTATATGTTTAGGCCCTATGTTAAATCCCGCCGCTACAACAACACTTTATCATTGCAAACATGTATTTCATACTTCATGTATTAAAGGTTGGGCTATACCAACATTAAACCAGCAAGCATTCATTAGAAAGCTTAAAGCAGTACAAGAACAAGCACTGCTAGATGTTACCAAAATTGACGAGGCTAACTCTATTATACGAGAGTCTAGAAGAGCGCTAAAAAAAAGACGCTCACTCGACGGTTCAAATGCAAAAATGTCAAGAAAGGAAATGGAAAATTTAAAGCAACAAATAGTTCAGGCAAATGAAACTATAAATGCTCATAGTATTTATAATTATAGCGCATTTGCAAGCCGATTAGAAAACGAATTAATACAAAATAGAATAAAAGAGCGAGAAAAAGCTGAAGACGAGGACGACCAGGAACGTGAATGGGAGAGACATTGTAGTCTACGACGCCAAGCTAGACTACAAAACGGTGGTGCTCATTGTTTAGACTGCGCACACCATTAGTGACTAATTACTAATTCTTTAAATCTTTTTTATATATTGTAATAAAATAAAATATATTTTTCTTTATATTATTAATAGTTTTTCAATATAAAAATTGTTTTATATATTATATAATATGTTATCTAATGCTGTTAGCAGTTATTATAGTAACATAAATAATATAAATTATGATACTACATTTTTAACTACATATAAATTGCATAGCGACGATGATGATAGAAATTTATGCTATCAGCTACAATTATTACAGGCGCTTAACATTGCTAATTATGATAGTATGATATTGGCTACGCATATTGATAAAATAGGTTTTTTTTTACAAAACAACTCAGAGTTAGAGGCTATTTTAAAATTAATGCAAACAAAATATAAAGACACTAATATTGCCTTTATGATTGACGAGCGCAATAGTAATGCACTCTTTCAGCTTCTTTTTAGTTATGATTATTTTGACGTAACTCATAAATGTTTATGTAAATATATAAGCGAAAAAAAGCAAAATAATGATGAGCTAGCAAAAACTTATTTTGACGAACTTAAAAATTTAATTTTATTATAATACTTATAACTTTATTTTAAATATTATTTGTCATTATTATTAAAATATAATCACAAATAATCAATAATCATTCTTTTATGTAAATGCTATTGCATAATTTCTTTATTATTTTATCTTCATTATTTTCCTTGTTATTTGCTATTGCGACTAATGTGTGGGTATAATAGTCTTGCTTATTTTCATTATTCTGAAAATCCGGATTTTCTTTTGTCCATTTGCTTAGCGCAAAAAATTGCTTTGTTGATACATCTTTTATTGCTCGTTTTATCTTTTCCTTATTTATATCTTTTTCCCAACTATTTGCTTCCTTAATATATAATGACTCCCGTTTTATATCTGTGCAATAAATAGGTCGCTGATAAAATCCTAATTTGTTTATGTTTTCAATTATTACATTGCTTAATCCATTCACTAAGCCATTATGTTTTGTATAATCAAGCTGTTGTAAGCTAACCTCTATTGATTTGATAAAATCACTCATACTAATAGCGTCTTTGCATTTTTCATTCAAAAATACTTGAATATTAAACTTTTGATTGGTTGTAGTAATATTATTTCCCACTTTTGGTATTAATTCTTTTATTGTATCTGTCAATTCTTTTATCTGATTTTGTTGCTCTTTTACAACATTCATTATTAATTCTTTCGATAAAGCCAACTGATTATTCAAAATATCATTCGAACTTATATGTGTGTTTTCATCAACAATACATCGCTTTTTATGTCTATAAAGTCCCGAGCTGTATTTATATGACTTATTACAAATCTGGCACTCGTAACAAGTCTGGGGTTTTTGTAGGGGTTTTTTTGTATCATTTGTATCTTTTTGGCGGGTTTTGTGCTTTTGGGTTGCTAAATGTCTGCCATAATCTTTTTTATTAGCCGTTACAAAGTCACAAAAGGTGCAACGAAAAATTCGGGGGTTTTTGGAGGGGTTTTTAGTATCCATTTATACCATATAAATGATACATAAAAAATCCCTAAACTATTTTTGCAAAATAATTAATGTTTTTTAAAAAATTTATGATGCGAAAAAAAACGGGCTTTAAAAAGTTTTAAGAGCTTAATGGTCTAAATCGGTTTTTTTGCAAAAAATACTATAAAGGGTTGGTATATATGAAATTGGACATTTATAAATGTCCTTTTTTGAAAAAAATCCTCAAAATATATTTTATAAAAAAAAGCACCTATAAAAACCTTTATAAGTTACAGACCATAAAAGGTCACACAAAACTTTTTAGCAAAAAAGGGGCTTTAAAAAAGTTTTTAGTTTAATATAACAAAACAACTTAAAGAAACAATAAAACTTTTTACTTTTTACTTTTTACTTTTTACTTTTTACTTTTTACTTTTTACTTTTTAAACAAATAAACAAATAAACAAATAAACAAATAAATAATAATTTAGATTATATAATAACCCTATGACTTCAACAAGAAATAAAAATAGTCAGTTAAATTATAATTTAGAAAAATCGTGCAAAGAAAAGTTACTTAGAGAGAAACTTTATTTACATTCTTCAAGTGGTCGCCCAACAACCGAATGTATTCCTTGTATCGGTTATACTCCAAGTCATATTTCGAGAGATGCATTAGCAAATAATGCAATAGATATTGAGTCGCAACTTAGAGGTATTGGTTCAACTAACTTAGAAACTCCATGTCAACAAGTTATTGCAAGTCTTAGAACTTTAGATTTTAAAGAGTTCTTTGAACGACAACCCTACGTTGTTATGCCTTATCCAATGATATACGAAACTAACCAAAGACCTAAGCTCTAATCCTAATCTCTCAAATTGTTTATTTAAAAAGGTAAAAAATAAAAAAAAAATAAAATAAAATAAAATAAAATAAAATAAAATAAAATAAAATAAAATAAAATAAAATAAAATAAAGAAATATTATTTTTATTATAATTGATATTAAATATAATAAAAACTAATATAGTAATATACTAATAGTTGTCGCTATGACAAACAGTAATAGCTTTATTATTAGCATATATAATTCGCGCAAAATTTTATTAGAAATTTTGCAAGAGCGAGGATTTAATATAACCAAATATTCAAATTTTGGCATTACAGAAATAGGCATTTTGCTAGAAAACAATCAATTAGATATGTTATTAGAAAATGATAATACTAAGAAAAAGATATATGTAAAATTTTACATTAGTAAGCTAATTAAACCGCAAAATATATATGATATTGTAGAGGACTTATTTCATATTGAGACAATTTTAGAGAAAAAGGACGATTTAATGATTATTATAAAAGACGAACCAAATGATACAATGATGGAAAATATTAAAGATATATGGGTTTCTGAAAATATTTATGTATCATTACTAAATATTAAACGCCTACAATTTAATATACTAAAACATACTTTGGTTCCAAAACACACAGTATTATCATTAGACGAAAAAGAACAATTTATGAAAACCTATAATATAATGGATAAATCCCAAATACCAGACATCTCGTTTTTCGGTCCTGTATCAATTGTTTTAGGAATTCGCCCCGGTGATGTTGTTAAAATAGAGAGGTCTAGCAGAACTGCTATTGAAGCAGACTTTTATAGGGTGTGCAAGTTATATTAAATATATTAAAAAAAGCATATAAAAAAGTATAACACAAAATAAATTTACAATTTTATTATATATAGTAATATAATAACATTATATATTAGTATAATAATGTCTACTAACCAAGAATTATTTATGTTTGATGACTGCTATACGCGACCAACTACTATATTAGAAGCGAGCTTTAATGCAAACTTACTTAACTCATATAATAAATTTTTAACACCAAACGCTTATGAGTGTGAAAAAAAAGCTTTAAGAAATAATAGTGATTTTTTTTTAATTAACGACATTTCATCAATAGGTAGCGCTAATTATACTAATTGTTATTTACCAAAATCAACTAACACCGGAATAATAAGTAATGCAATAACTTTATTTAATTCAACTTTTGGTGATCCACCTACTAAACGACCCGCAACTGAAGTAATTGATAGTTGTAGCAATTTTTTCTATAATAGGGGTGCAAATAATCCAGATAAGTGCTTTAGATATACTGTAGACAATAAAGTATATGCACCTAAAAAATATTACGCTTATTATAAAAAACCGTCAATTAATGAAGCTAATATAACTAGAGCCGCTAGCTTACCAAATCCAAAATTTTATAAAGATAAAATTCCTGATTTGAAAAGTTACGAAACATTAATAAAATTTGACAGCACAAGGTATACACCTAATGGTAATGGACTTTTAGTATTTAGATTTGAGGAATATATATGCAATCCAGATTCAACAAATCTAAATACTAATAGTGCTCTTTTAGATCTTGAAATTAGTAATTTAAAACTTAAATATAGTAACTTATATAACGAATTAACTAATATTAGTAGAGATATTTCTTCTATAACTTATTTGAATAGTTTTGATGATGAAACATTAATTTCTTTAAATGTAGAAATAAAGAAGAAAACAAAAGAGCTTAATAGCTTATTAAGTTTAGGCGGAGCAAATAACGGACGCTTGAGCGATACTACTTTATTAACACAATTCAAAATTGTAGAAAGTAGTGTTTTATTACTAATAATAATTAGTGCATTATTTTTTTATAATAAAATGAGAAAAGTGAAATTACCAATAATACCCAAAAATTAGCAATAATATTCAAAAATATTCAAAAAAATTATATATTATTATATTATTAATAATATAATATAATATGGTAAATGAAACTAAAACGCTATTTTACAGTGAGGAATTAAATGAAGACATTAATCAAAATAGCAGTTTGTTAAAGTCAAAAGAAATATTAACATATAACAAAAGTAGGGAACAAATAAACACTACTTCTTATAATTCTATTGTTGACTCTATAGACTATTTAGGATGTATTAATGGAAATTGCAGTAAAATAAAATGTGATTGCAATAATGCAAATTGCAACTGTAACCAATCACAAACACACAATCCGCATCATAATAATCAGCATCATAATAATCGGCATCATAATAATCGCAGAGCCAACTTTATATCAAATTTGGTAGATTTTATATTTGTCTTATTTATTATAATAGTTTTAATTAATATATTATATACAAGAAATGCGCAACATTTATTATATGTTTTAGGAATAACTATAGTATATATATTTTATAAAATATATATTATTAGTGGTTAAAGCATTTATTAAATATAAATTTTTTCATATTATATATTAAAGTAATAATATATAATATGAAAAGAAAGATTAAATTTAATAATCAAAATTTCAAACACAAATTTAAAATATTTGTATTAGTGTTTATACTGATTGCTTGTGTATATTTTTTATACTTTAATAATAAAATATTAGTGCAATCAACTATTCAAAATAGTTTGCATAATGAGGAAACCACCAAGTCAAATAGCATAGAAAATTTCGATGTTTCTAGATATGTAGACGTATGTAAAAATAGAAAAACAAATTTTTATGACTTTAAAATGGATACAACATTATCAACATTACTACTTTATGATATTGTAACAAATGAGAATTGCGAAAAAAAATGCAACGACACTTCACATTGCCAATTTTTTACAATGAAAGAAGATAGCGCAGGCGTTGTAGATGCTTCAAAATGCTATTTATATATTAAAGCTTTAGACCCTAGCTATAATGATAACAGTCTAATGAATATTAAGGTTAATTGTAATTCAACATTAATACCAGAATCAAGCACCAGTCGTTATAACGGGTTTGGCTATATAAATAAAAAATATTTTGAATATAATAAAGATAAATTTAGCTATAAAGATGTTTATTTAGATAAAGCAAATGAGATAATACCTACTCTTAAAGCTAATAGAACAAATTTAAACGCTTTAGCAACATCAACTCCATCAACCCATAAACAATTAACTGATAATGATGATAGTTATAGAGCCACTATGAATGAATGGATTACTTCATTTAGTGCTTTAATAGACTTTTCTAAAAATAAATTGACCAGTTATAATGATGAAACAGACATGTTTAATGACTCTATTCTTAATAATACAAAGAATAAACAATTAACACATTTAGCAGCTATTTCTAAAGAAACACCCGAATTAGACAATAAACTTGTCGATGTTAAAAGTAGTGGCTATGTTAATAAATTATTTTATACTATTTTAGCATTTATTATGATTATTACAATAATATTATTAATATTATATAAATTAAATGCTAATGCTATTATTAGTGACAGATTTATGATAATTTATTTCATTGTTATTGTTATATTATTTATGTTTATTCGATTTATGTTAAATAAATAAATAAATAAATAAATAAATAAATAAATAAATAAATAAATAAATAAATAAATAAAAAAATAAAATAATAAAATAATAAA